GTCAGGTCTAGTAAATCTGTATCCATACCCACACCTCTCGGTTTGATGTAGAAGTCTACATTTCCATTATAGTACTTTGCTTCCTTAATACAGGCTAAAACCTCTTTAGTTTCTTTTATCTCTTTGTGTGCTAAACTTACTGATAACATTTATTTTCCTTTGGTTGACATTGTAACTCCACTAGTTTATCTACTTTAATCTCATAAACACCATCTATTAGTACTTTCTTTAAGTTTGGTATTAGAGGTAGAATAATCTTACACTCTTTTAGCAGAGTTCGGTTTTCTGAGTATTCAGCCATTATTCGTGTATCATAGAAATAATCTAATTTACTAGTGTCTTCGCCATTGATAATTTGTGCTTGATAGTACCTTAAAGGTGTGTCTTCTTCCATTATACTTAGTTTCTGCTCATCAGATAGATCTTCTACTTCTTTTATTTTCGTAGTAAGTTCTTCTATCTTATTCTCTAATAACTCTCTATAGTCATCTATATGTATCTTTACCATTTATTCATCCTTTTAATTTATATTATATAAAACAGCGTAACCACAATCATATATTCTGAATTGGCTTCAGCACGTTGTGGTAGAGGCTTGTCGTTTAATTACATCTAAGACTATTAATCATACTGAATGTAAAGTCCTCGTAGCTACTTGAGTATACCTTAAGGTCGGTAAACCTCTCAAAAGTTAAAGTCGTTTAACAATTATAAATTGATGTGAGATCTCGACTGTTTGTAACTAGGTTGATGGAATTGAACCACCTATCATTCATATTACTAGCCATCATGGATACAAATTGTATAGAAGGATTCAAACCTTCTCTTAACCAATACCTAGTTATAGAGTAGCCACGTAAGCTTCGTGGAGCAAGTATTTCATAAGAACTTACCAACTACAGGAGTTAAACCTGTTACTACTCACCACTTAAGCTGACTCTGGCTATGAGTACTGACATAGTTTATACACCTTGTGAAGTGTTTACTTACTTAGGTATCCCGTTCAGTCTACCAGACTTCCGTAACTCTACATCAAATATTGTAGGTGTCTTTTATAAGGTTTACAGACGTTACTCTGTCAATAAAGTATCTAAGGTATATTTGATATTCGCTTAGGTTCAAACCTTCATTCCACTTGGCTTATTGGGTAGTTATTCTTACGACTTACATATCAACACCGAAGTACGATACTTTGATTTACATGAGGGAATGCGTAGTTTTATTCTATCTAAGTTACCTTAAATATACTTATGTTATTACCTTAAGAAATTACCAGCAAATCTCAATAGTAGAGCACAAGTTAGAGTATACTCTTCACTTGCACAGAACTTATTATAGTTAATTCTTTGGTGTGGAGTAAACTCTGGTAGTTCCTCTACCTCTACAATAGTTCCTTCTTCTGCGATAAATCTGCCTTCTAATGTAAACTCTCCATCTACTATATTGTTAGGTTTTACTGTAGTCCATGGTAAGTTATATACTCCACTATCTGACTTAATAAGTGCTAATCCTTCTTCTGTTTCATTTACTAAATAGTACTTCATTGGTACTCCTTCTTTTATTTTGTGTCATTCTTTATAACTTTTAGTTGCTCTTAAAGTTAAACCTATTTGTTTGTTTTATTGTTCTAATACTTGACGCTCAGACTCTAAGTCTCTATTTTCTGCATCTATATTAGTGAACTTAGTAGGGAATCTTACCTTTAATTTATTAACTACTCTAATTTGCTCTGTAGTAAAATCAGTACCTAGTTCGTCCATAGCAATAGCAATATACCATAACATATCTCCTAGCTCTTCTTTTAAATTAATAACATCCAATTCTATACCATAAAACAATGATTTTTTAATTGCATCACTAAACTCTGCTGACTCCGTTTGCATACCTAAACAAGCATGCAAAAGCCTCTCTTTACTATAAGTAACTCCGTTATTAGTTAAATCATTAAATTGGCTTGACTCTGTTCTCATACTCTCTTGTATAAAATTCATTTGTAATCCTCTATATTTAATTCAGATCCAGTAGAATATAAATACTCCTCTAAATCTTCTTTATCTAAAGTCTCTAAGAACTCTACCTTTTTCTCTACAAATGCTGTAACTAGTTCAGACGTATCTACTGACATAGACTCATCATCTGCTATATCTTGTCTTAGTTCATCTAGTTTAGTATCTCTCATAGACTCTTTAATATCGTCTATCTTATCTTTCAATGCTTTAGCATACTCTTCATTAGGTTCTATTCTATAAGCATACTCTAGTTCTTCTAGTTTCTCATTAATTATTACTAACTCCTTCAAGTTTCTCTTTTATAAGAGAAGCTAGTTCTCTCATTTCTAGTTGTGTATGACTGTCATTAAGTCTTTGGTTGATAAAGTGCTCCCAAGCATTTGGATTATTGGTATATCCACCTAGGGTACTGACTCTATACTCTAACATATCAGAACCTCTTGCAAACACTTCTCTACGAACAATACCTGCTGCTTTCATAATACGTTCAAGACTATTTGGTGTTGTCTCCCTTACAGTATAGTCCCAATTTGGATGGTTAGGTATTGGACACCAATAACCTAGTTTAGACTGCGTATATCTATTACTATGGCTAACACTAGTTATTTGGTTATGTGTGCTCATTTGACCATATAGGAAGTAAGGTGCAGTAACTTTAACAGCTTTATAGTTAGTAAAGTCTACTACTTTTAATACCTCTTCCCAAGTCCAGCCCCAATTTAGCAACTCTCTAGCATTTGTATAATAGGCTCGTTCAAAAACGGAAGTATTATCTGTCTGTTCTTCTGTGTAAAAAAAACCAAATAACTGCATAGTACTATATTGTATCATACCACTAGAAATCTTACAAGGTACATACTCAAATACCCTACTCGGTTTATCTCCAAAAGACTCTTTTTGTAGTCTTTTAAACAACCTCTCATTATTCTTAGGTTGGGCATCCCTAACAACACTACTACAACTAGCTAAATAAGCTAATACACTATCGTGTGTAATCTCTGTAGGTATATCTATTAACTCTACTTTCATATTTCTCCTTTAATGTTTTTGTTACTACGTTCTACTGATAGTGTCTCAAGTATACTTCTCATTTCTGACTTATTTAGTATAAACTGTACTTGTTCTGTGCTATCGTTGCTTGTGTATTTTAAGTTTAGGTGTCCATTACCCTCAAATGATAATCTCAATCCACCCAATTCAATTTTTTTCTTTAAGTCTTGTTTGTTAGATATTAACATCTCTTCTAACTTAATTTAGTTTCATCTAATGGAGGATAGGCTACAATAGCATCTACTTTGTGGCTTTTACCACCTCTAAAGTAGTGTCTCCAGTTATCGTCAGAGTCTTCACCTAATCCAGTCATTATAAATAATACTTCTGGATACTCCTTACTTAGCTTCTGCATATCTGTGTCATAGTCATACCATTTCATAGATTCGTCGTCTATTGAGTGCATACTAAATCCCGAAATATCTTCAAATTTCTCTGCTATTCCATCTCTATCTAATCTCTCGTTACTACCTAACTCTAGGTCATACTGTGTATAATATCCCATTTTTTTTCCTTTAATGTTTTGGTACTTCAAATACCTTATCTCTGTTATAACTTACTGTATAACCACTATCTAGTACTAGTTGTAAATCACTGCAAGTACCATCTGTATTTATATCTATATCTTTACAATTCCAATTATCTGATTGGTCCCATACTGTCAAGTGCAAGTCCTTATCTAACTCATCTTCTGATAAGTCAGCTAATTGTTCAAATAAATCTCTAAGAGTTCTCATATGTAACCTCAATTATCTTAGCTATCTTAGCTAAATCACGAACTTCTAAGAAACTAGTATCAGAGTCTTCTAGTAATCCTTTCACAGATTTATCTATTTCTATAGCTTCTTTTAGTGTTTGAGTTCTGCCATATTGTTTATATGGATGAGCTTCATTATCTCTGATTAGTAAGAAGTTCATAGTTTCATACTTACTATTTAAAGCTAGTACAAATTCTTTAAACTCTTTTAGAGGCAAATGATTAGATTCTTGAGCATAGTGTATGCTTAGTAGTAAAGGACTATCATGGATTACATAATCCACTTTACCCTCTAACATAAACCAGTTCTTATGTTGATTAGCTAATACAAATAGTTGGTTCTTTAGTGTACTGAAATCTTCTCTATAAGTCAGTTCTTTAGCGTATTCTTGTACCAGTTCTACTTTATATCCAGCTTCTTTCATCCTATAGAATAGACCAGAGGCTGTTGTACTCTTGGCAATTCCTGGTCCTCCATACAAGCATATATGTTTAGTTTTCATCAAGCTACCTCAAAGTAGCAAAAATCTTCATCACAAGTGTCGCATCCAAATACATACCCTGGTGTCATCTCTGTGTTTGATAGATCTTCTCCACATCTATGACAAGAAAATACCTTATCTTTAGAAGCTACTAGTTTTAGTTCACTTTCGTAAAAGGAATACCTATCTTCAATCTCTTCTGCATTTAGGTTACTGTTGTATAGTTTATCTACTTCACACACATTGTCTATTCTATAAATGATACTACCATCTATAGTTTCTACTATATCGTATAATTCAAATTTCATATATAATATCCTCCATCCTCATCTTTTACTAACAGATGGTAATCTTCTGCATAATTCTCACCTTCATCATCTTCTAAGTACTGTACATCATTTACATATAAATTGTCAACATTTAGTGTGTTTAAATCTACATCTAACTCCACTAGATAGTCAAATAAAGCATCTTGTACCTTATCTGGTATGGTAACACAGCAACTCTTTAGCAACCTAGTTAAGTTCATTTCCTTCATTAATTCTTCTTCCTAATAATTGTTATATAAAACCAAGTTACTTGTGTAATTGTATTAGTTATTATTGCTAATCCTACTAAAGTCTCAAACATCAGTAACTTACCATTATTTTAGATAAATCTATAACTTCTAAGTCTTTATCCGATAGTCTAAGTAAGTCAAATAGACTTTCATAGTCATGGTCTTCTGTTTGTTTATTAGCAGTTATTGCTTCATCTACATCATCTTTAGACAACTTAGTATATACACAAAAATCCTTTTGTCCCTCATCCGAATCTACTATAGTTATATATCGTTTGGTAAGTATAGGTGTTACTGTAGTTGTTAGTTGTCTTATTCTCTCATCACATATATGCTTAATCTTCTCATAATCTAGTGTTCTATCATTTCTACCACTATCTCTCAGAACTCTCTCAGTATTTAAAAATTTGTAGTATTCCTCATACCCCTTTATTTTTGTCATTTCTTTCTCTATAGCATCTTTATGCCCTATACGTAGTCTGTACTTGAATACGTTACCTTTCGCCCATCCTTTTAATTCATCTATAGTCATCATCTCTTCTAAGTGTTCTATAGTTTCTTTTTCATCGAACATTTGGTAGTGCTTAGAGTCAGGGTTCAGTAGTGGATTTTTTTTCATCGAAATATCTCTCCTTTATTTCATTAAATATGTTTTCCGAGAACAGCTCAGTATTACCTGTCGATAATAGTGGTGCTCCTCTATATTGCTTATCTTTAAATTCAAGTAGTATTGCCTGTTCTGCGTCGTAAGCTTCATAACCTGTGTTGTACTGTTTAGCAGCTACTACTTCTATAGTCTTTAAGTCTTTAACTAAGAATCTTTCGTTTACAGAAAAGTTTGTAATACCAATTTTAAAGGCTACGCCCTTGTTCACACTCAAAAAATACAATATTGTAGGTTGTGTGTAGTTTAATCCATGTTTATTGCACTTAGAGCACCCTTGTCCTTGCAAGTGCATTGATCCAAGTTGAGTAAATTCAGACATGCACGTAGTACAAACTATCCCTACCTTTTCACTACTCATAGTAAATAGGCTTTCGTTATAGGCGTATTTAGTACCATGTACTGCAATAGCTCTATTTTTAAATTCAGAAAATGACAAGGTGTGACTATTAGTTGTAGATAACCTCCCACATGCTGGACACCCTGCCCCTTTCACATGGTCATTGGCTGTTTGTTGGAAGTCTCCGTGTATCGGACAAGTAATAAGTACCTTACTATTGGCGTTTTTGTATTGCAATTTGTTGTAAGAATACTTTGAATTATGTCTCTCTATTGCTCTACGTAAGAAATTAGAGGTTCTTACCTCCAGACTACTTCCTGTTTTATCAAACTTGCTTTTCATATAAATTCCTTTTGTGTTCTTCTTATCTGTACCTGTATTGTATCTAATGTGATGTTAAAATATACTTAAATTAGATGTCAGCATCCCAAGGATTCAAGCTGTACTCCAACCATATATCCCAAGGTTGAATCTTATGTTTAGAGTAGTTAGATGAACCTACGTTATAGTCTCTAACACTATCAGTTACGAGTCCTTGAGGTTCGTTTTTTAGAGTAAGAAGGTTACTGATAGCTTCTTGGGTTTTATTTTCTCTGTCTAGTTTGTAGTACTCTTCTCTTTCTTGGATGTCACTCATTATTGTCCTTTATTCTGTGTATATAGACTATTCCATATTTAATAATCATATTTCTTTTAAGTTGTTGTCTAGTCATATAATCTGGTTTATTTACAATTATGGACATTGTATTATTATATATTACATATTTCTTCATACCTATCCTTTAATTTGATATACATAGGTTGCCCTATGTATTATTCTAAACCTTTCTCTTGTCTAATCTCTTTAAACTCTGCTCTTAGCTCAGATAGTAAAGCTACACCATCTAACTCATATACTACACCAGACTCATCAAGTTCTACAAGGGACTTAATGGATAGAGAATCAATAACATCTAAAGGATTAACCTCTTTAACTCTATTGGCTAATTTCTCTACAAAGCAAGCATCCATCTTATTTACTAGATTAATGTTCTCTTCCACAACTTGCTTATAAGCTTCTTTATAGTCTTCCAGTTCGGTTCTCATGGCTGATATTAAGCTGTTAGCTGACTCTAGTTCTAGTTTTAATTGTTTTTTCTTCATTTGTTTCCTTGTGTTATTAGTATCCATATAAGGACTCTTCCTCATCGTAATCTTCTATACCTAGTTCGTCAATGTCTTTATCATCAAATTCACCACCTTCTAGTATACTCCTGATGTCCACTAATGGTTCATCATTAAATATAGCTATTAAGTAGTCTAGCATCTCTGCTTTAGTTTCTTTACTCATAGTTCTTGCCAATCACTATTAAATTCTGTATCGTTATGATACCAAGTAATAGCTTCTAAGACTTCTTTACTGTATACTCTTTCTGTATCAGATTTACAAGCATGTACTTGTTTACTCTCATCATCAAAGTTACTAAAATCATGAAATATTCTATACCTACCACCATTATCTAATATATGCTGAATAGTGTCTTTAATCTCTTCACAAGCTTTAGTATCTCCAGATATGTATAGAGTATCTTTACCACTAATCTTCTCAAAAGCAATACCTTTACAACTCTGATAATGATGAGTATCTGTTGTAATTACATTATAACCCTCAAATAAGACATTAGGTAAACCTAGTTTTAGGTCATAAATCTTTGCTTTTACTTTCCTAAAGTCTCTTACTTGTGAATTCACTCCATTCAAGTAGTTGCACAGACCGTCATAGTCTCCTGAGTAAATCTCAGTAGTCTTACCTAGTACGAAGTATCTGTAGTACAGAAAAGCCTTGAGAGAACCAATATGGTCATCATCCGTGTGAGTAATAAATATATTATCTATCTTACTCAAGTCTAATTCGCCTAGTTCCTCTAGTCTTTTTAGTTCTGTAAACACATTGTATCCACAATCTACTAGTAACTGTTTACCACCTTCTTCTACTAGAAAAGAACTATTAGTCATCTTAGTATTGAAAGCAGAACTATTTCCTAACTGTCTATATCTCATATAAACTCCTTTTTTTCTATTCATTGTAAATAAATAATATACTTATCAACATTTGATAAGTCTCCTTTAAGACATAAGTCTTTAATAAAGGTATTGTGACTAGGTATGTCATCAGTAGTTACATGAAGTTCAATATCTGAGTTATCTTCTCTGTCTATTCTCGGTATGTAAGGTATATTTTGAGTATTAAGGTACTCTTCTACACCTTCAAATGTCTTACCTGTTATACTATAGTCTACAAATTCTACATTCACACAACTGTCTCAGGTTCTTTAGTTTGTTGAGCTTCTAAAGCTTTCTTAATCCTAGTTGTACTTACACCCGTAAGCTCAGACACTTCTTTAAAGTTGTAGATTCTTTTACCTAGTTCGTTAGTCTCAGCATACTTAGCTAGAGCTTCCTC